TTTAACGACAATTTAATCCAAGCCCCTAGCACAAGATTAGATTTTCCAAAGCCTGACCATAGGATGATTCGAAAAATTCAACGTACTCATCATAGGTCAGGATTTGCGGTTGACAAGTCATAGTCTGTAAACAGGCATCTTTGATCATTCTCACAGATTTTTCAAATACTTCACGACCATGGAGTGAGAGTTCCATAGCAGAAGTTTGGCAATTCGTACAGCAGGCAAGTTCGATATCCAATTCACCGCGAATCCAGTTAACCATTTCCATGCAAACACCATAATCCAATGGAGCAGTATAGAGCTTTCTCTCTTCATCATAACGAAATTTTCGTTTAAGAAAGGATACTTCTTCCAATCTCCTAAATGGTTTTGCATCAGAAGCAGAATTTTTCAGTTCATCAGTATATTCCATTCCAATTGTAGCAAAGACTTCAGTCATAGTATTTTGATTGAACCATTCAATGACCTCATCAGAAATATTCAAGACATTATCATCTCCATAAGAAATCATAGAGACGTTTTCACGAAAATCCTTCATGGTAACAACTTTTCCAGCTTTTCTTGCACACAATACAAAGACAATTCTGCAAACAACAGAGTTGTAGATTGAGTTCAGAACAGCTGTCAAAGGATGTCCAGAAGGATGTCCATGAGTCCAACAATAGAGATTATCACCAACAATGTGAATTGAGTTGATTATCTCTTGCCAAAGAATATCTCTGATTTGAGCATTTTCAGGTCCATCGCCATACCAATCATTAATCAATTTGCCACAATGATAAAGAATTTGAAGAAGAAGTGTTCCATCAAAATTGCCAAAGTCACCAGCAACTATATTCCATACTTTCTTCTTCAAATGTTTAGCCAAATGAGTCCAATCATAGGAATAAGGATTTATTCCTACGGCAATTTCATTGTCAATCCGATGTTCAGCAACATGAGCACAAAATCCAAGATAATATTTTCTAAAAGCAACAATAAAGTCCATTGGTCCAGCAGCAAAGACACGAGTTTTTCCAATTTTAACCTTTTCAAAAGGTCTTCTTTCATCCTTCAAAGTGTCAATCCAGATGGTAGGATATCTCTCATTCTTTAAAGCCAATTCTTCTCGTTCTTCAATTGCTTTTTCCAATTCAATATGCATTTTGTACTCACCTTGAGGATCAGCAGTCCATTTCGTTTTTCCTTTTCCAAAGCGCGTCTTAATCCAAGGGTATCCAGGAGAGGAACTTCTATTTAAAGGATTTGAATAAGGATCATCAGTAACACCTGAAAGAGCCTCCAAATTAGTCAAAACTCGTTTTCTTGTTTTGTCATTAGTTTGATGTAAAGAGAGAACATCATTGCAAGCTGCAACGATAAGTTTCTCATCAATATAAGGAGGTATCTTTCCAGTTTTCTTTAATCCATTCATCAAGGGATCAATAGTAGTTCCATCTTCAAGTTTTACTCTACGACTTAGCACAGAAGGTGCTGTAGTTGGGGGTAGAACAAAACCTTGGATAGGGGAGGGTCGGAGGGAAGTTTTGGTTGGGGAAACAACACTTATTTTTGACTTAAGTGCTGGGGTGAAATTTCCATTTGGTATTTCAGACAATTCTGAAGATTCATCTTCAAATCTTGATAAATCAAGACGAATTTGAGCTTCTAGAGGTACATCTAAAAGAGCTTCATTAATATCTGAAATATTCAAAGGGACAGCATATCCTTTTCCAAGCGCATCACCAGCAACATGCATTCCAATAATTTTCTTTGGTAGATAATTGCTTAAGCAAACAAGCAAAGATCCACAATCTCCATTAGTGGTATGCATGGTGTATTGATAATGTTGTCTAATCGTTCGTTTTCCAGTAATTGCATTCTGATCAAGATACGTCAATTCATTATCAACAGCAGAGGTCATAGCAAATCTTTGATTAAAGATTGCTCTATCTTTTATGATAGTTGGTGTCACAAGCATTGAATTTACATTCTTAAACTTGGACATTCCTTCGCTGTCAATTATGGAAGTTGAAATATCTTGATGATCATGAACCACATTTGGGAAAATGAGTATCATGATGTCCTTTTCCATTCCATCGCGATATTTTAGGATTTTATATCGCAAAGTGTCGATAGGAATAATGTAACCTTCAGGCTTGAAGGGTCCATCAATTTTAAGTTGTCCATGAATACGATTTCTCAATAAAGGTTCAAGATGTCCAACAGTTATAGCAGTACGACCACGAATAAAAACGCAGTTCACATGCTGTTTCCATAGGTCATCTTCATTTATTCTTGAAGAAATCATATAAGTATTAGCAAAAACTTTCTTTCCAATAGTCATAGCATTAGGATCAATAGCCAATTGAGAGTCAACATCCTTATTGTGAACTTGTTTAGAAACAAGATCAGAAAGGAAATTTTCATCTTCAACATTTGATTCAAGCATAACTTCTTTAAGAAATTCAGCAAATACATCATTT